AGAGCAGTCCTACAAACTGCGGGGGATGTGTATCAATACTCGGGAACTATCACGGGTGCTAAATATGTTCTGTTGACAGAGTTTGCAAATACTCCTGCTGGAACATTCGACGCATCTGGAGCAGAGATATATGCTTGGTGGGATATTGGACCTGAGGAAACAAATATAACCGCAGGTAACACATTAACAATTACTAATTTATCTTTGCAAGCAAATTAACCATTTTTATAAATATCTATTAGTAAATACAGTAGGAGAAACAATATGAACACCATAACCAACACAAGTATGCAAGGTATTAGTATACCTTTTAAAACTCCTCAAGGAGTTAAATACTTGTTTCTAGCCCCTAATCAGAACGTCCAAGTTCCTGATAATTGGGATAGTAAAATTGTTAAAAATTTAGTACGTAGAAGGATGGTAAGAATGGTTTATTCTCCTGACGTGACTCCTGTTCCTACTGTTGTTCCTGCTCTTCCATTACCGAGCAAGAAACCTCTCACAAAATTTAAGAGTAATTAATCATGGCAATACCAACCAGTCCATCCGTTGTAGTTATTGAAAACGATATTTCAATATACACTCCGAATATCAATTCAAGTGTTGTAGGTTTAGTAGGGTTCGCTAATAAGGGTCCTGTTAATGAGCCTACGCTTATTACAAGCCAAGAAAACCTTTTAAGACTTTTTGGAAAGCCAGACACCGCTCTCGAAGGCCAGGGTCTTGAGGGTGCTTTAGAGATTCTAGAAGCTACCAACCAACTTTACTTTGTAAGAGGTATTGATCCTAATAAGGTGCTAGCATACGCTTCTGCTAATGTAGCTGTGGGAGCTTCTCCTGCTCTCGTAGTCAGCGGATACAATCCTACTCATGCGTCTTCAATATACTATTCAATTACTGATAATGCTACCAACACTGCTGTAACGGCTACGGTTGAAATTGCAAGCTCTACAGACTTCACAACCTCCTCTGCTATAATTCAAAACGCTTTTAACCCTTCTATTACATCGGATCAAAACGTGTTTGCTTATGTTGAAGGTGACAATGTTTTCTTAGCTTCTAAGTTTGCCGGATCGGGTGCAACTCTACAACTGTCTGCCGCTGCTGGTATGGGCTTTAGACCTGTTAATATCTTAGGTGCTGTCAGTGCCACGGGTGAAGCTAATAACATTACTCGTAACGGATACACTTCTTCTAGCGTAGACTTGGTTGTAAACTCAATTTATCCAGGAACTGCTTACAATGTAACAGCCCTTAGAGATGGTAGTACCCAAGGTGTGTCAGTTGAGGTAGCCAACCTATCCACTAAAGATAGAATTATTGTAAACAGTGATGGTGCTCAAGCTGAGTCCTTCTCTCCAATTGAGTTATCTCCTTCTGGGATTGAATCTGTTGAGTTTATATTAAATTCAGAACTATTAAATAATCAATCCGAGTATGTGTTTGCAGAACTTTTGAGCGGTGCTGACGCTTACGTTACTCCTGATCAGTTCGGAGTGACTGCAACAGCGGCTGGGTTTGCAAACGCTACCGAGAATTCTCCTGTTGGAACTCCAAGATTTGTAAAGCCTATTCAAGGAACCTACAATCTTGCTAATGGAGAAAGTGGAGCTTCGGCTGCTACTAATCTAATTGGATCAAAGACTACTAAGACGGGTATTTATGCTTTAGACGATGATGGTTTAAATATCTCTATCGGGCTGATCCCTGGCATCACGGATGATTCCGTTCAGAATGCTTTTGTATCTTTGGCTGAAACTTCTAAGAACTTCATGGCAATTGTATCCCCTCCATACGCATTGAATGAAGTTCAAGATGCGGTAAAATGGATTAACGGTCAAGATCCAACTACTAGAACGGCTGCTTTAAACTCTTCGTATGCTGCGGTTTACTGGCCTTGGGTTCAAGTGTTTAATCCTTTTGCTTCAGCAGAACAATGGTATGATCCTGCAATCTTTGCTGCTAGACAGTGTGTCTTCACAGATGCTGTGTCAGAGCCGTGGTTCGCTCCTGCTGGCTTTAGAAGAGGTCGCCTATCCAAGCCTACTGCCACAGAGATCGTCGTTAATCAAGGCGACAGGGATGCTCTATACTCAAACTCAGTAAACCCTATTTCGAATGATCCTACTACAGGCATTACGATCTTTGGTCAAAGAACTACTCAGAGAGCACCAACGGCACTTGATAGAGTTAATGTTCGTAGACTAATGATCTACATCCGAAAGGTATTACTTGAGCTTGGCAAGCCATTCCAGTTTGAGCCTAATGATCAACTCACTTGGGAGTTAATTGAAGATGCGATTAATCCTTTCCTTGATGATCTTCTAGCTAGAAGAGCAATCCTTGAAGGTGCTGTAAAGTGTGACTCAACTATTAACACTCCTGCAAGAGTTGACAGAAATGAACTTTGGTGTTCGGTAACAATTAAGCCTACTAAGGCTGCTGAAACAATTGTATTCGAAGTTAACCTTACGAGTCAATCAGCAACAATTAATGGATAATAATTATGGTAGATAGTTTTTTAAAGAATGATTTCAGAGCAAACTTTGAGCCTGGGAAGACTCTTCCTAAGGTTTCCACCAAGTTGGATGCTATTAGAGCCTACCAGTTTGAAGTTAAGTTTTTCGGATTACCGGCAGAGTTTAGATTGCAGCAACAAGAATTAACTTCTGCTGCTAAGAGAGTTAGTCCTATTGGAGGTGCTGTAGAAGATATTGTAGTAGATCGTTTAAATGATAAAGTTTACTACCCTGGCAAGTTTACTCCACAGCCTCTTACGATAACTTTTGATAACCAATTGTTGTCTCGTAATACTCCTGCACTTTGGAACTGGTTTAAGTCTATCTACGATCCTATGACAGGGGACCTAACTCAACTGGCTGCTCCTGGTGGTCCTGGCAACAAGTCTTTCAAGGCTGCTAAGATGACTATCCTAGAGTTGGACAACACTAACGAACCTCACTCTTATGTAGAAGTTTACGGTGTTTATCCTACAGGGGTTACCTTCTCGGAAAAGAACTACGCTACAAACGATTTCTCAACGATTGAAGTAAGTTTCCGATACGACTTCATTGACTACGACCGACTTAACTAACGGTCTAATACTCTTACTACGGTAGCCTTCTCCTCTAAATAAGAGGGAAGGCTATTTGTCTATAATAAAGTATGGATTTCTATAAAGAATTACTGGAGAGTTTCAGTCGAATTACAGGTCGAAGGCTTAGTTTACTGGAGCAAGAAGAAGACCCTAGAGTACCTAAAGCTTTAGATATTTTAAAGAATTCTCAATGGAATCCTGAAGGTCCTAAGGGACAAGTAGCTACAGTTAATGGCAAGCAAGCTCGATGGTATGCAGGCACTCAATCAAAATCATTAATAATTTCTAATGGAACTGGAGTATACGATCCAAAAAATAGTATTCTTGCTCCTTCTAAAGGAAACAACCAAAAATTTAAAGCATTATTAACAGCTATTGTAGGTGAGGAAGAAGGTGTAACCAAATTTGAAACTAAAAGATCAAAGAGTCCTGGGGAATGGGCCATCGAAAGAATGACTCAGACATTGAGTGGTCTTACGAAAGAAATTGCAAACTCAATACTTAAATCTTTTAAAACAGTGTCAGACAATTGTGTGAACAGGACATGGTTTGTGAAGTTAGCTAAGTCTGTCGGAATGACACCTCAAGGTGCTCTTAGCTGGTTTACAGGTGGAGGACAGCAATCTTTAGAATCTCGATTAACTAACCTATCTTTTAAACTCATATATAAAGATGGAAAACTTATAAAAGTAGACTCTAAGCCCGACGCAGAATTAAGATCTAAGATTGCAGATAAGTTAGCCAATTTAACAGAGTTGGCTAACGGAAATAAAAAAACCACCAACGAAGGTTATTGTAAAAAACTTAGAAATGAATTTGCAATGACGGGTTCAGAGGGCAATAGATCTTTAATTGTAGCAGCAGATAATAATGTTTTAGATAATGACTCTATTGTAGTGTCGGATCAAACGGGATTATATGAAGGGGTTCTTAAAAAAGCGTTTACTCAATGTAATAAAAGAGTTTCTCCTGATGAAGTTGATTTATACACGGACAAGGCGGGAGGAGCGAACGCAAACCGAGGATTTACCTTTGAAGAATTGCCTCAAGTTTTAAATCTTTTTAATCTCATTCAAGAAGCAAAAGCTAATGAAGACGAAGCAATGGTCGATTGTTTAGGTAATCAATTAACAAAACTGGTCACTGACATAAAAAGAAAAGTTGATAAGCTGACCGAACAAACTGAAACATGGACTGAAAGTGAGAAGCAAACTGGCTTAGACCTTGAAGACGCTGCTACCGTTGCTATGGCTCAAGAATTAGTTACACAAGTAGGGTCTAAAGAAGGAAGCTTTACAACTAAATTAGTTAAATCAATGATTCCTTATGGAAAAGAAATAGCCAAGAGAGGGTCAGTCATGGCTTTACCAGCCGGTACAGACACGGGAGGGGGAAAGAGACAAGATGTTATAGAGGTATTCGACAACTGTGATGACGCAAAAGATGCAGCCAGTAAGCTTGGTGTTGATCCCGTACTAACCCCAATTTCAGATCTATCGGATGATCACCAAGAATCTTTAAAGTGCTTAAAAGGATCTGACAAGTTGAAAGGCTTGTCCGAGGATTCTCCCGAAGAAGAAAAAACAGTGTGCATTATTAACACAAGTCTTAAAAATTATATTGGACTTTCTAAAGGGATTACTGCCGGGTCACAAACAGGAGGATCTCAAGCTAGGACTGTTGAAATTGTAGATAAGATACTTAGGGGAGAAAAATTAACTGACGCGGAGAATGACATTGTAAACTCTGAAGAAGCATACAAAGACTTCATAGGTTTAGATAAAAAATCTTACCGAGAAGCAGCAAAAATATTAAAAGAGGGATCTGATTTAAATGGATTCTTAATTAATAATGAAAAAGTTAGCGTTCAAGTAAACGGAGAACAAGTCACTTCTAACGTATTTGATACCGCCGGTAATATTGTAGTAGATTCTCTAATTGATGCGGTAGGGTATCTCCCTGAGTCACCAGAAGCAAACAATTTAAGGCAGATTATTGAAGAGTATAAAGGCGACCCTCCAGACAAGATAAAGAGAAAGGTTGCACTATACGTTGAAAAGCAATCGTTAATGTCTAAAATAAATAGTGGAGATCAAAATGCAGTTAATGCTCTTAAATTAAAAATGATGAGAGTAGGTGGGGATAGCACCAGGGATTTAGGATTAGAAATTAGAGATATTAAGAACAATGAAATATTTGGATTTAAGCATAATCAACCGTTAGAAGATGCGTTTGCGAATCTAGGGAAACCTGGGTCTAAGTGGAAGATAAACGAAGGTAAACCGGGTTCAACTACCATAACTTTAGAGGACGATAACGGTAACACAATCTCCCTGGAAGCAGTAGTATCTAGAAAGTCTAACGGAACGTATTCAAATAGCTACTCAGTACACTACGGAAAGAAAACAATAAGTAACTACAACAAGTACTCTAACAATTCTAAAAGCCCTAAGGAAGAGTCTACGGTTATTAAAGCCTTAAGTTTAATAGAAAGTATTTTAGTATCTTTAAAAAAGAAAGTAGCTATTAGCGATGCTTAGTAGATCTGCTAACTTAAACATCTCTACTTGAACGTCATTAAATACCCCAGAAACCTTAGATCCCCTTACTGGAAGGTTTAATTCATTAGTAATAGCCATTGGATCTCTACGATCCTGACCAATAATTAAAATAAACTTTCTAGAAGATTTTTTAGAATCTCTGTGAGCTTGTCCTATCATATTAAATATTTGAGATTTAGGATTAAGTAGATCACTTACTCTTTCGTCATTGTATCCTTTCTTTATTTCAATGACGTATTTAAACTTCTCGGGAGTTATAAGGTCTCCATATATTTTTAAATATGAAGGTAAGTTATGAGTAGTAGCGAATGCTCCAGAACCAGGGCTTCTACAGAATTCATTAGTTTCAAATCTTTCATTAAGCATCTTGGCTATTTTATTCTCGAATCTATTTCCTTTCGCTCTAGAGTTAAGTTTCTTCTTCCTTGTTAAAGGACTAATGTCAAAATCATCTTTCATATTTTAGTTCCATGACTATAATAGGCTCATGGATAAAGTATCGTTTAAGTTGAAGGATGCTAAAGTTAAATTAACCGAAAGGAGTAGAGGTCGTATGAAGATTCAGATTAAGTTAAGTAAGGAAGAAGCGGAAGGCTTTAAGAACTTCTGCAAGCTCAAGCCACCAGAGTTAGGTGATGAGGATTTTTATAAGCAGGTTTTCTTTGCCGGGTGTAATACAATGACAGAGCAGATTAGGACTCTCGTGGAGCAACACCAGCAATCTAAGGCAGAGGGATCACCCGAAGCTGTAACCGAAGAGCCACAAGTAGAAGTCGCAGATGAGCAAAGTAAAGAATAATTTCAGTGTTGTTAACCTTAAGACTTCTAAGCAATTAGAGTCTACTGTGGTTAGCAATATAGAAGATAGGAATTACGCATATTATCTCATTGTAAATAAGTGGGATGACGTGTGTAACTACTTTAATGATCA